ATTAGTACCTTACCATATTTCGCTGGTACGTTATCTTCACCACCCCATGCATTCATCGATTTAATGCCAGGAATAACGTTAGAGATAACTGCAACATAGTCTAGAGGCGTAATCAGTCTGCCTTGTGCAAGATAACTAAGTGGAGCATTAATTCTAATCTGCTCTGTATTTTCTTTCTCTGCGCCCAATGCAGACTTAGATACAGTAGTTACGATTAAGTTATAAGACGTACCATCAACGCTAATTGTGCTAGAAGGAGTAAACGTAGTAGCCCCGTTAGCAACAGCGCCGCTAGTAGAAATATATGTTGCTCTGATGATATTACCTGGATCTGGTGCATCACCTGTAATTGTACCATCACCAAAGTTTAATTCATAGAATCCGTTATACGTTTCAAGAGGGAGAAAGAGTCTAGTCTCTGCAGTAAATCCACCGGTGATTTCTGTTGGCGCAAGATACGATTGTCCTACAGTGTCAGCAGCATCTTCAAACACTCTGATCTTAAGAGTGGAAAGATCCATTGTAGAATCTGGAACTACGTAAATTTGTCTTTCTAATGATTTTTCAACTAAGAAGGTTTTAAGCTTTTCCACACCTTCTTTAATCATGATAGCCAGTTCACCATCATTATCTTCAAAGGTATAGATACCTAATGCAGCACTATCGATTCTAGCTGTGTACTCTTGCTCGGTTCTAAATGTGTAAGTTACTTCATCCAGCTCTGTAGTAAACTCTGTTCCAGCTGGAAGAGTAATAGTCTCTGGCTTTTCTGAAGCAGCAGTTAGATTAACAGATACGTTTACCAAAGCCTGTGACGAAGATCTAGACCTAGGTACATAGCCAAAGTTCAAAGCTAGGTTAACCATCGAGGATCGTAACTGCGCAGTCTGTAAGAATGTTTCGTTTAGTGCAAAGTTACCAAGCAGAGCATTCTGGTGTGTATTGTAAGCTAGAACATCTGCAATAGCCGACAGACCAGATGCATCAAAATCATAGTCCTGAAACTCTGTTTGTTGTTTCATGAACTCTAGGATTTTACCTCTAATAAATCCAAAGTCCAGTTGAGATGAGCTAATTACAGTTGCCATGTTCTTATCTTAACCTTGAGAATGCTGTTTGTATTTCTACTTGTTCATCGGTGCTTACTACTTTAAATCTAATACTAACGTTAATAGAATTTCTATCGATCTCATCCAGAACTCTTACGTCAAGTAATTCTGCTCTTGGTTCGAAGTTCTCAATAGCTAGTCTAACATTCAATTTAATCTCATCAATGATGTCAGGAGTTACTGGCTCAAATAACAAAGCTCGAATATTAGATCCAAAATAGTAGTTAAATGGTCTTTCACCAAAGTTGGTTTGTATTAAAGTCTTTACTGCTTGCTTAACCGCAGCAGCTTCAGTCTTCTTAAAAATGTCTCCATTAGTCTTCTTGGCAAAAGAAAGATCGATATCAGAGTACTCTTGTTCTCTTGCTGAGACCAAGCTTCGTACTGCTAGATTAGCATCTTCTACCGAAAGTGATTTGGTTACTGCCATTAATAAGAATCCTGTTTATTAAATATTTATACAGCCAACTCAGCGAGTCCATTCTTCAAAGCAACATTATAATTGTATTCGGTCTGTACGTTTCTACGGAAGTCTCCAACGTATTTATCAGTGACTTCTGGCATCGTTACAATGATCTGGGCTGTATAATCTACACTAGGATCAACGGTGTCATAGCTAAGGATAAGATCGTCAAACATCATAGTGTCTTTCCAATATGATGCAACGTTAAATGCTGCAGCAGGATCGTTCTTACCTTCTAAGTTAGTAACCTCGTATACAACCGCTCTGCCTTTTGTTTGTAGATCAAGGATGCTGCCAGACGTTACAGTTTGATTTGTTTCTGGTGCATATAATCCTTCTACAACATTAACAGAGTATTTTCCAAACCTACCTTTGTTGTTACTAACTCCATTTAAAAGTAAAGTCTGTAGATAAAGATGTTTAGCTACTTTCTTTCTATCAGCCAAAGTTGCTTTACTATTCAACGCAGAGCCAGTAAACGTAGACAGAGAAAAGCCTCTAGCCAGTTTTGTCCCATTGTTAATTGATGTCATGAGAACTGGATTATACTGCTTTTCTGGAACAATCTTCTTGAATCGTAAACCATCCTTATATCTTAACTTAGGAATAGTTGGATTACCATAGACTGTAGTTCCATATTTAAACAATGGTTCTTTAGATTCGATTCTTTTTACGGCAGTAGGTGTTGACTGCATATATCTAAAGTTTAACACCTCTCTAGCCAAGGCAAATCCAATTAAGAACTCATCAGTCCTATTAGCAGGATCTCTAAGCAGTCTTCTTATATCTGCGGTGCTAATGTTTTCGTTGCGAATAATCATCTATTACGAACCTAATCCTAATCGAGTACGTTGTCGTAAGTCAATTGACTGTTTGATTTTATCCCCTGGATCAATAGTCACCTGCATAATACCTTCCTCTGAAGCAGCAAGGGCTGTTCCAATATTGCTAGCTGTTGGTTCAGAATATAAAGTATTATCTAGAATAAACGGAGCAGACGGAGTAACTTCGTCAAACTTACGAATATCGAAAATGTAAGATTTACCTCCTACTATTTTATCAGGAGATCCTGCAATTAATGTAAAGCCGTCTCCAGTTAATGCCACTGATTCTCCAAAGTCGTCCCCGCTAACCCAATCACTCGGTCTTATTAAAAAGTCCTCATCTTGACCTGTGGTCGACCATCCACTACTAGGTTTTTCAAAAAAGTAAACATAATTACCAGCACCACCGAGGCCTGCGGCTATTGTCGATCCGTCACTAGACAATGATAGTGCCCGAGCACGCCGTGCGCCTAGTAGATATTGGGTGGCACTACTAGACCAGCCAGAACCTTTTTCGAATACATAGGTAGAGTAGGTGGGATCGCCCACCGCCTCTGCGACAGCTATCGTAGATCCATCACCAGATATAGCTACGCTAGATCCAAATTGGTCAAACCCGGTCGGTCCGTTGTAATAAGCAGACAAATTCGTTGATCCATCTGACCAACCTGATCCTTTTTCGTATATAAGAGCTTGACCTGAAGACACGCCACCCGCCCCTGTCGCCCCAACAATCACAGTTAAACCATCATCAGATATATCTACTGAATATCCAAAGAGGTCATCTATGGCTGGGTTGCCAGAAGCACCTCCTTTAATTATTTTAGCTGATTGACTTGTAGACCCGTCTGCCCAACCAGAACCTTTTTCAAATATGTAAGCCGCACCATCATCATCATTCCCGAAAGCTGCAAGATTGTGGGCGTACGCCCCAACAATCACAGTTAAACCATCACCAGATATAGCTACTGCGTCTCCAAAGAGGTCGCCGGTCGTAGTATCCGACCCTACTATTTTAGCAGACTGATTTGTTGATCCATCTGACCAACCTGATCCCTTTTCAAAGATATAAGCAGCACCAGCCTGTGACCCGGCAGTGTCTTCGTTGTACGCCCCAACAATTACAGTTAAACCATCATCAGATATATCTACTGCGTCTCCAAAGAGGTCGCTGGTCTGCTTATCAGAAGCAGTTATCTTAGCAGACTGTGTCCATTTCCCATCTGACCCCTTTTCAAATATGTAAGCAGCCCCAGCATTGGAAATTCCATCAGGATCTTCAACCCGAGCACCAACCACAGCGGTTAATCCGTCAACAGATATAGATACTGACTGCCCGAAGTCGTCGCCAACCGTAGTATCAGAACCAATGAAACCAAATTCTGTCTTATTGTATTCTTGATACAACAAATCCACGTTAAACGGAGTAGTAACGATTTCATTAACATCTACTCTACCATTAACGGATAAATCCCCGCCTAAAGCAGTATCACCAGAAGCATTAATTCCGCCAGTAACATTTAAATCTCCATCCCAAGCATATCCATAATGATAAACGCCAGGACCTCCGATCGTACCAGCACCTCCAGCTATATTAATAGTAGAGCCAGTCATACTTAAACTGGTTGATGAAATAGATGTTTTAGTTTGTGAGGAAATGTGTGTATTAGCACCAGATAAAAACTCAGCGTCACCCTTTACCCAGTTACTTTGTTTCTGCTTAACAAAGCTATTCTTATTACCAAGAACCAGTTCTGTACTTGTTTCACCAACAGTTGTTGATTTACTATTTGTTACTGTAGTCTCATGGTCATCTTGATATTCCTCTGTCACAGTGCCTTTTACAACTTCTGTCTTGTTTCCTTCAACAGTTGTTGTCATGTCACCTTTAACAGTTAAGTTCATATCCCCTTCAACAGTAAAGTCAAGATTTCCTTTGTAGATAACTGTGCCGTTACCAGCAACAAACATCTCAAAGTCATCTCCGACTAGCTGTACCATTCTACCAAAGGAGTTGACGACCAAAAGACCGTCCTTCTCCATCATTTCCATTCCTGTTCCATTTTTATGAACAAGTGTTACTCGGGGATCACCAGGAGTATCGTCAATCTCCATGCGGTGGCGTTCGTCTGGGTTCGGATTAGTAGACTCTGTAACCTTATTGTGGGGGTACTCTGGAACAGCGTCCTGTGGAACTTCAAATGGCTGTCCATCAGGCAACTTTAATTTAGGTTGCCATTCACCCCTTGCTGCAAGGTTAGTCTTCTGTAAAGCTTGATATTCTTGAACTGGAAATACTTTGTCTGGATCTTTAAATCCATACTCAGCACCAGATGCCGGTGCAAATGCATCAGTCCTAGACCCTGTGGTACCTGCTGTTCCTTCGCCAGATTTCTGGCTTACTGTATCTTCACCAGCCATTAGCTTTGAGCCTCTATTAATTGATCAATTGTCAAAGAGCCATTTTCTCTAGTTTCTTTTACTGTCTGAACGTTGATCTTATTAAATTTATTTTTTACATACAGGGGAACATTAAAGTGTGGATCGGATCTTCTAGTGTGATCAATATCATTGTGACCCCATGCCTGTCCGCCTGGCACAACAGTATAAAAAGCCCTCATGAAAGTATCAAAGGTATTAAATTGTTCCATGGTAAACGACTTACTTGATCTTTTAGCTTCTCTATTATTACGATTGCCAAGAAGTCCGCCAACGAATGCAATGCCAATACTGTTCTCGTTATGATCTTTTAAGCTATGTACACCATCTACTGAAATAGGTCGACAGACTTGTAACGATCCATCTCTAAGAATAATAAAATGATATCCTACTTCAGACAAGCCTCTTTCGGTAACGTCCCATGCTTTAAGCACATCGTAATTTACTTCCATATCTTTAGTGGTATCTGTAGCGTGTACCACCACCTCTGTAAAGTCTCGAAGCGAAGATCTAAGATAAGCTTCCATCTCTTCAAATGTCTGAAGCAATGTACGTGGTTGAACTGTGTCTTCAAAGCTAATAGTTGGAATAGAAGGCTTACCAACATTATCCGTCAAGATCTCAGGAAAGGTAATATTATTTGATAAGTCGGATTCACCTGTTATATCTTCTAAGATGGAATTTCCAAATTTAGCATTTGCTAGCATTACGTTAGATCTTTCGATCAAAGTATTACCAGCATCATTGATTAGTGTAGCAGTTGAACTGCCTAGTGGTAAAGCAGACGAATCTGCTAATCCCTCTGAAGCTACAAGCGAAGCCTCAAACATTCTTCTTTTCGATAATGAAGCAGCAAACGAGTTTCTAAACGCTGCGTCTGCTGCATCAGCCGTTACACCAGTTACAGTCTTAATAAGCAATGCACCGCCAGTGGTAGATGTTAGTGATCCAAAGGTACCGAGGTTATCTGTAAACACACCAATAGCAGTGTTCTTTACCGTGCCATCTTCTCTATATCTTTTACCAGCACTGGATACTACTTCAATACCATTAACATTAGATCCAACAGTTGCCTCCTGCTTGCTAGCAGTCAATAGATCGTACTGGAGCGATGCTGCACCCGCAGCAGTACCAACATCGGTTAGATCCTCAACCAATTTGCCTAAGTTGTTAGCCAGCTTTGCACTGATATCGCCAATAGTAGTCATTCAGTACCTACAAATATTTTATTAAGATCGTTTGCTAAAATTGCTAATGTTAAGAACTCAGTAGTATTTAACGTTTTTCCTAAGTATCCTTCGTTAAAGTTAGTGATTGCCTCATCAACGGTTCTAGAATATTTTATCTTACTAGCATTGTAATTAGTTAAGTCGTCAAAGATGTAAGCAATCTTACTATCAGGATTTAAAACGTTTAAATTGTTCTTTTCACAGTATTGTGAATATCTTTTGTATCTTTCTCCTCGGAATGGAATAAGCTCTGCGCCTGCACCTTCTACTGAAATAGTCGCAGCAATAGCCGCTGCAGATTCTGGTGAGTAACCTCTGAATACTGCAGTGTTAAAAATCTTATCAGTTATACTTGTTCCAATTACTTGCGTTGTCATTTAATTACCTATGCTTTTGCGGAACAATGTTTTCAAAGTCTTCGGTTTCAAACTTAGGCATAGACCCGAGGATTAAAGGGTTCTGTGATTGCTTACCGTCTAGAAACAAACCGAAGACGTATGCACCTTGTTGGATACCATTTGGTGATCTACCTGTTCCAGAAATGCCACCTTCGGTTGCTGGCATTAGTACAGTTGACCATGGCAGATCCTCAACGGCAATATCTTCATAGTATGGAGAATGAATACCAAAAATCCTGACTCGGATTCTACCAAGTTGTTCAGGATCGTCATTATCCTCTACCACGCCAATAAACCATCGGACGTCATCACCATAAAATTTCTTATCGTTAAATGGATCCATAATCTACTGTCCTGTGTATGCCATTTCGGATGGAAGCTTCTTATCATTATCAATCTTGATTGCGGTCAAGGTTACTGAGTACATACTGTTCTTAAACATATGTCTCATATTCGTAATCACATATTTGCCGGATCTCTTTCTGTCACGGATTTCATCTTCACTAGCATCTTCTTCAAACGGTCTATCTTTTGGGATGAATACATCAATCTGACTCTTACCAATCAGATCCTTGCCGAAGAATTCATATCCAGGACAGTTCAGTGTAATTGCACCTTTAATCGCAAACTTCTTTAATCCTTTAGACTTATCTTTCAAGGCATGTTTCTGTACTGTTAATTCTTCATTGTAAGAGAAGATATCTTCAAATAGTTTAGTGGTTACGATCTGTGAAACATACGAACTATTTGCCTTAGGAGTGTGTAGCGGATCACCCATGTTACCAGGAAGGGTTGGTTCATAATCATTAATGCCATTTGGCTTAGTCAGTGCACCTAATGGCTCTGTCAGATCATAGTGTCTTTCTACAGCCTTCAGTTCAGTTGTATCGATGTAGTTGTAGTGGCTACCATAACCATCGCCATCAAGCAGATCCAAAACATCCTGATTGGCAGTCATATTTAAAGAGGCAATCTTATGTGATAAAGAATTAAAGTCTTCTTTGCTGTAACTACTATTGCTCGGTCTGTTAGGCGTAGAGTACTTGAACGATTCTGAAGTATTGAAAACAGATTGACCTAAAAGAGTATTAAGATCGATCAAAGACAGGTTGTTATTCTGTAAAGACGAATGTAAGAAAAACGGAGCGCCAGTGCTTGTTGTGCATCTGTTCTTTAACCAAACCATAGATTCTAAAGCAGAGTTGGTTAAAGGTGTAATTACACGCATACTACTTTGTGCTGATCCACCACCAATTACTGGCACACCTAAGAATTCAGTAGAGATGCTATTAATAATCGAATCTGGCTTACCGTTGTAAGTTTTACTAAATGTAATTTTCTGGTTCCTGTACATGTGCAGGTCAATAAAACTAATTACATAAGCAGAAGTAGAGTCGTTGGTCTTTTCTTGCTTTCTCACACTAGTAATAGCAAAAGACTTTTGGATCTGTGGATTCTTATAAACGTCAGTTACAATAATATCAATTCTTTCCTGACCGAGGAAGTTGACATAGTTAAACACGTTTGCTGAATCGATAATAAGCAAAGTACCACTGACGTACGGATCTTTTAAATTCTCAAAGAAGTTTAGTTCCTGGACTAGCCTTGTAACGTCAACAGGGGGTTTACCATTAGCAGGAAATATTTTAACTTGCGTTTCGCCAAAGTCATATGGAGTAGCTGGTTGTGAAGTCATTAGTAATAGCCACCACCACTACTGCTACTAGATCCGGATGTTGCTGCAGTAACTGCTGCGGCACTGCTAGATGTTACTGTCTGACCTGCCAGAGTTGTCGTAGGCTGAGATGCTCCGGTTACCGTTGTATTACCAGATCCTGATTGACCTTGAGCTGCTGCAACACCACCATCCTGGAAATCCTGAGATTCGATCAAGACGTTATTAAATGTCTGAACGACTTGTTCAATAATAGATGGCTTAAGTACTTTAATTGATCTTAGTGCATCGTTACTCTTAGTGGCACGATTCAAATAAGTGACAGTGGTTAAAGCCGCAGGATTGAAAGTAGAAAGGTTAGCTTGAATGTAAGCTTCAAGATCTACTGCAATATCAGTAAGCGCATCAGATCTCTTGGTGTGTACCTGTGCGCTAGTGGTAGCAGTACCGCCAGAAACATAATTAACTTTAAATGTTTTGACAGAAGAAACGTCGTATTCGTAAACTGCACCAAACACATTGTTGCTAAGGATTACATCTAATTGGTTGTCAATCAAGAAGAACATATGAACTGTAACAGTGTATTTGCTATTACTGTTGGTATCAGCGACACCTACAGCTGCTTTTAACTCTGTCCTAAGCTCACTGTTTAACTCTGTAAGACTTGTGCCAGATGGGAAGTTGTTGCCAAAGTCGTTATCGGTAGCACCACCCATTCCGGTTAGACCATCAAGGGTCTTGGTAATGTCTATATCGATTACGTCATTGTATGCATCAACAGTTGCTTTTAAAATCGATCCTGTAGTGGTATAGAATCCTTTATCAATATTCTTTTGAATACCGGTTAAGGTAACGTTTGCAGAATAGTCTAGAGTTGTAGAAGCACTGATGCTTTTAACTACAGCATTGTTTACATTTGCATCAGTTGCTCCATCTAGCTCAAGCTCAACAGAAATTCTTTGTACAAAAGGAGCATTAGGAGTAATGTCAACATATTTGCCATCAGCATCTTCATAGTGGTGAGTGGCATTGTATTCTAGCACCGAAGAGTCTACAATAGCAAATTGTGTGACCTCGTCTTCAATCGTTGTGATCTGTTCACCAGCATTAAACGTAAGCGTTTTATCTTTCTCAATTACTTTAGTATTGAAAACATATTCGATGTTTGCATTGCTCTTACCAAAGTCATATTCAATGAATGTATATCCTGCACCGCCAGACACAACAGTTGGAGCAGTAACTGCTACGCCAGCTTTAGTAATAATCCAGTCAGACAGTTCTGTAAATCTTAAATTGTTATCAGATAACTGTAACTTGATATATCCTTTTACGTCTGTTGTCTGAGTAATCTGATTGTCTTCAGATACCTGACCAACAATAATCTGACCGAAGTCTAGGCGTCTGCGTAAGACTTTACCTTTGGTCTGACTGACGCTACCAGTAACTGTACTACCAACCTTAAACTTGGTACTAATGTCTGTACGAGTAGTAATAGTTGTATTAGGATAATCTTTCTTGACTTTTGTAGTAAGGTCAGTGTTAGACAAGGGCCAACCTTGAATCTTAATTTCATCATTCAGAATAGCAAACGTCCAGTGTAAGTCAGATCGACCGTAAAGCTTCTGTGAGATCTGGTCGGGTCTATCACCATTCTGAAGATCGTAATAGGTATAGAAAGCTGCATCGTCTTTGGCAATGTCTACAAGATCGACGTAAACACCTAAGTTCTGAAAGACAGTAGGACCTGGCTGATTACCAAATACATAATTGGTGAATGGAAAATTAGTAAAATAAGACATTAGTAACCTTCCTCAATCTTCTCTTTGTCTAGCGTTGTCTCTTCCTGGAATGACAAGGAGATGCCGATTTCGTTGAATTTGCTGTCTGTATGAAAAGATCCGGATCTTGGATTATATTGTGTTTGTACTGAAGTTAAGTAACAGGGTAGGATCTTAGTAGCTACCTCTTGGCCTTTGTAAGTAAGCCCGATCTCAAACTTAGTAGGAAACTTGTAGAGCGTTCCAGCTGGTCCAGCTCTTTCAGGGTAAAGATTAACGCGGAAGAACTTAACAATCTCTTCAGATGCGACCGCTTCATCTGGGCTTGCAGGAACCATTGTAAAGTTAAAGCTAAACTGTCTTAGTGCAACGTCTCTAAAGATCGATCTTCTGTGCGGGTTTGCTGTGATGCCAGTTCCCATTGCGATCGCATCACTTAGGCCACCAGGAGCGAATCTTTCTGCTAATCCAGCAGCTGCTTCTCTGCCTTGTGCGCCAAACAGATTTGAAAATATTTGATCTGAAATGGAAGAAGCGGTGCTTGTAGCTGCCTGTATACCTCTAACACTAGGATCTCTGTAAACATTACTAGCTGCATTAGCTACTGCAGATCCAATAATACCTAGATCGGTGTTTTCATATTGAACACCATCCTGAAAGTTCAGTCCTTGTGGGAGATAGAGATTTACCGAACCGCCGGTAGTCGTGATTGTTTTATTATTAGCAACGCCTCTTTGGCCACCACGACCTTCTGCAGCAGAAAGGCTTCCAGTACCAGAGGCAAACCTCTGTGCACCAGTAGAAGAATTCAAAGCAGTAAAGCTGATCCTGCCTTCGTATTTCTCATCTCTTTCAATTGGGAAATTTAATGCCACTTTTTTACCTATAAATACCTTTAGTCTTTAATTATTTATATGGCTTGAAATGAAAACCTACAAGGGAAGATATAAAGTAAAGAATCCTGCCAAGTATGATGGTGACCATACACAAGTTATTTATCGCTCCTACTGGGAGAAGTTCGTCTTTATGTGGTGCGAAAAGCAAAGTAACATTAAATCCTGGTCATCTGAAGAAACCGTAATACCATATATTAGTGCGGTAGACAACAAATATCATAGGTACTTTGTAGATTTGAAAATAAATACTACAGATGGTAGAACTATACTTATTGAGATTAAACCGAAGAAACAAACTAAGCCACCTGCTGGCAAGAGAAGGACGAAAAGGTTCATTAATGAATCGTTGGAATACGTCAAGAATCAGTGCAAGTGGAAAGCAGCAAAAGAATACTGCCTGGATCGAAACTGGCAGTTCCAAATCTGGACCGAAGACACCCTACGAAGTATGGGAATGAAAACGTAAATGGCAAATCTATTTCAGAAATTAGAACTAGAAGCATTCCGTGCAGGTATCACACCTAGATCGAAAGAGTCTATGGCATGGTTCCGCAAGAAGGCAGCACAGCTTACACCTAGTAGATCCGGTCTTCTCCGTGACGAATCCGTTGAGCTGAAGAGCAGGCCTGCAATGGGTAACATGTACATGTACTTCTACGATCCAAAGCACAAAGAGACGCTGCCATACTATGATAGATTTCCTTTGATTATTATGTTGGATCGTGCACCTGGCGGATTCAGAGGACTAAACCTACACTATCTTCCATTAGACTTACGTGCCAAGTTCCTAGATGCTCTCCTAGACACTATAAATAATGACAGATATGATGAAAGTACTAGATTTAGATTGTCGTATGACTTGTTAAAAGGTGCGGCTAAGTTTAGACAGTTCAAGCCTTGCTTTAAGAGATATCTGTCTACTCATCTAAGATCTAGGCTTGCTTTGGTGTCACCTCCAGAGTGGGAGATCGCAACGTTCTTACCAACTGCTGACTTTGAGAAGGCATCTAAGACTACAGTATACAGAGATTCTAGAAGAAAGATGGTAGCTTAATGGCAAGCATTGAAGAACTAAAAGGAAGATTCGCACAAGGCGTATCTCGAGCAGACCGGTACAGAGTAATCTTACCGACAGAGTTTGGTGGCGATGCTAGATCGATTGATGCTCTATGCCGTGCTGTTAATATTCCTGGACGTCAGATCGTAACCAACGAAAGAACAATTGGTATGATGTCGCAGAAGATGCCATATGGTTTCTTATCTGAAGACGTTAACCTTACATTTCTTCTCGACCAAGATTACTCAATGAGAACATACTTTGAGAACTGGCAAGAGCAGATCATCGGATTCGACACATACGAACTAAAGTATAAAAGCGAATACGCCAAGACAGTAGTTATTCAGCAACTAGACCATGGTGATAACTCAGTGATATATGCTTGTAAACTGCTAAAAGCCTTTCCTACAACAATGCAAGCAATCGAACTTGGTGACGAAAACCAGAACCAATTAGTACAACTTAGCGTTCAACTTTCCTATACTGACTGGGAACGAATTAGATAATAATGGAGATACATTATGGCTTTGCCAAAACTTAATGAGACGATCAAGTATTCTACAAAAATTCCATCTAGTGGCGAAACGGTTCGATTCAGACCATATCTGGTAAAAGAAGAAAAGGTCTTGATGATTGCTTTAGAGCAGGGTGATGAACTTGGATCACTTGAAGCAATCTGTGATACTCTTGAATCTTGTATTGATGAAGAGATTAGTGTACGCAATCTTCCGATCTTTGATATCGAATATTTGTTTACTCAGATCCGTAGTAAGTCTGTAGGTGAGTCTAGTGATATTAAAGCAAAGTGTACTGAATGTGATACGTCAAATGATATCAAAGTAGATATCTCAAAAGTTGATATTAAAGTTCCTAAGGGAGCTAATGCAAAGAAGATTAAACTGTCTTCTGATATTACTTTAGAAATGAAGTATCCTACTTTGAAAGACATTGGCCCTAAAATGGTTAAATACAAAGGGAGTCAAACTGATCAAGCGTTTGATATGATTGCTGCTTGTATTAGCGCAGTTGAAACAAAAGAGGAAAGATTCTCGCTGGAAGAAGAGACACCTGAAGAAGTGATGAACTTTATTGAATCGTTCTCGACAGAGCAGTTCATAAAGGTTCGAGATTTTATTGAAAAGATGCCACGACTCAAACACGATGTAGAGTTTCAATGTGGTAGCTGTGGTCATGATAATAAGTTGACACTGGAAGGAACCGCTGATTTTTTTTAGTATGCCTCTCTCATGACAACCTGACAAATCATTATCAGGTAAACTTCCAGTTAATGCAACATCATCATTATTCTTTGACTGAAATCGATCATATGATACCTTGGGAGAGAGAAATCTATCTTGCTATGCTAATCAACTATCTTGAAGAAGAAGCCGAACGACAGAGAGCAAAATAAATGGCAG